CAACTTCAACATCCGCCGCATCCGCCGCATCAGTATTGTCGATGATCTGCATGTGCCAAGGATTGACAGACTCCAAATCCTGTATAAATTTGGAATATTCATATTGATCATCAACACTATTGACAATCACCTTGACTGCCTTATTCTCAAGGCTGGACAAATCGACACTACTAGATCCTTCATAGACGATCTTATGGAACATCTTGTGTGGATTGGGAATGAACTCAAGATCGTGTGTGTCGGTGTCAAGAACATGAAACCCACGATCCTCGCCATGATCAATCCATGTCTGCTCGAATGGCGAACCAAGATACCAGATGTTGTCCGAGTGTGAGCGTTTGTGGAAGTGACCACTTAACGTCATATCAAACTTGCTGAATACCTTCCGACTCATCCCCTCTGTATTGACAAGACCCTTTGCCATCTCAAAACCTTCGAGGTTTAGATGACCAAGACAAATCTTAGCAGAAGTATTTTCGATCTTCTCCATCGTCATTTCATGGTTTGCTTCATTGATCCAAGGAACAAACAGAAGTGGATGTTCTACACCCGGATAGAAAATTTCTTCTGGGTTACTGTACCATTGAAAAGCCCCATCATACCATTGGGTTGGTGTCTCAAACAAACAACTCATAGAGTTGATTTCATTGGTGTTCTTATAGAACGTGTCGTGATTGCCTATAATCACCTTCAAATCGAACTCAGATGAAAGAGAATTCATCAGTGACCTGAACCCTTTTAGCGTTTTATAATTTATCCATTTTCGACGGTCTGTGATGTCTCCTAAGTGTATGATATTGCTGATGTTATTCTCTCTCAAATAAGGGATAAAAACGTCATACCAGAATTTGTACTGATATTTTGCAAAAGTGTCACTATCCCCCCTGACCCCTGCATGTGTGTCAGTTACAAGTGCAATTTTCATACTTTTTCTCCATCCTCTATGAACTTGAGTCCTTTTTTAGCTTTAGCCTTCTTTGGCTTCTTCTGTTGACTCTTGATCGCCTTCTTCTTTTCCATCGACTCTTCATATGCCCCGATGAAATCTGTCATGTTCTCGTATAGCTTAGAAAAACCAAGGCTGGACATATTTGAGAATTCATCATTGGAAACACTGTCAAGAATCTGATCATTTTCAAGCGACTTATATCTCACATATAACTGCTTCTTTTCCTTTTGGATGCGTCGAAGAAACGCATAGTAGATGATCTGGGTGAAATACGAAAAGGGATTCTTTGATTTCTCGGGATCAAAATTTCTGATGTACTGGATACAATTCTCGATTCCATCGGAGATCATATCGTCTCTAAATGCATAGTTGATGAAATTGGATTTGTATGAAAGATGACTAGCAATCTTCCAAAAGATGGTTCCAATTTCATCCGGTATTTGGGGTACAGGATCTCCATTCTCTTCAGCATTAAGCAAAAGTTCACGATACTCAATCATGTGTTCTAAGAATTCTTTATTGTCAACGTAATGTTCGGGTCTTTTCTTGTTTACCATATCATCCCTTCAATTCTACATTGTATGTTTTGACCTTAAACTTTTCCGACTTGTATATTGCGTAACGCTCTTGGTAGTGCTTCAAAGAAAAGTTCTTGGTCTTTCTTCCATTACTCAAATCATCGACTATATCGTATAACGTAGCCTCCTCATCATCTACTCGTCGCAATGCACGACCAATGCTTTGCAATGTTCTCACTCTGGATTTTCCGGGGTGAGTAAATACTACGTTGTGCAATCGTTTGATGTTGATACCCTGTGAGTATACACCAGATGATGCAATAATGATAGCATTTTCTTCATTTTCTACTGTTTCACGAACACTTTCCCTTTCATCCAACCCTACTCCACCATGAACAAAAAAGCACTTTCTATCTTCATCCTTGGAATCTTTGATCTGACGGTACAATGGAACACCATGCTTTTCGACATAGTTAAACAACACGAGTGTGTTACCCTCTAAGCTAAGGACCAGATTTTTGATGAAGTTGTTGCGTGATTCGTTTGATATGAGGTAGTCAATCTCGTCTTGATACTTCAGACCAGACGAAACATTCTGCTGATGCTTCAAGACGATTGCCTTGACCGTGAAGTCTGCCAACACTTTCTTTTCAATCAGATCCTTGGTCTGTGTCACCTTTCGGACACCACCCAAAAGCCCTTCAATCACAAGTTTGTTAGTCAACGTTCCATCTAACGTTCCGGTAGTACCAAATCGGTATGGGGTATCAGTCATCTTGGTCATGATGTTAGTCAACGACTTTGCTTTGACACCATGACACTCATCCACGACAACAGTTCCAAACTGCTGAAAGAACTTCTTGGGCATCTTGTAAAGTGATTGCCATGTCGAAACCACAATCGGTTTATCTGTTTCTTTTTGACGACCCGACATAATCTCATGTATGTTTTGTTTGGAGTCGAACCCATAGTCGGCAAAGTCTTTTCTCATCTGAGCAACTAATGACGTTGAGGGTACAATGATCAAATGCTTACGATCATGCTGTTGCATATACCATCGCATCAAAAGGTAGATGATGAAACTCTTACCCGAACCCGTTGGTGACAACAACAGCATTCGTCTCTTGCGAACAGCAGAAACAAAGGCTTCTAGTTGATAGTCTCTTGGTTCAAAGGGAACACCTAATGTCGATATGAATTCTTTGGCTTCGTTGACCGAGAAGTTTTCTTCTGCCTCTTGTTCAGAAGTCAAGATGTATTGACGTTCTTTGCAGAAAGTGCGAATGTGATCAATTAACCCAACGTAGATTGTTTGGTCTTTGTAGTTCAGGAGTCGAATCTTCCCATCCCATGCACCCATCTTGTATGATGGATGAAACTTTGCAGAGGGAACATCAAACGTGAAATAGTCGGACATCTCACGAATGATATATGGCTCAGAACTAACCCATAAGTATACGTCATCTTTTTTACTAACGACCACTGATTCCATATCAGATAGAACCACCCAAGAATTTTCGCCATTCAATAGCGTTCTTGATGTGCTGTGATCTCCACTTGATGTTGTCCATGATGGAAACGAGAAGTTGAACCTTTTCGTTCTGTTCGGAAATCTGAATCAAATGATTCACCACAATCCGATCTCCGTCCACATACTTCGGAACATCTGATTTGAGAATGCGGACATCCAAAGGTTGCCAACCACGCTCATTCAAATCCTCTTGACTCATACGTCCACTATAATAGTCCACCTTATCACGATGAAGAATCTTGTGGGTTTCTCGCATCTTTTGCAACTGCCGCCTTTCGTCAGTCAACAGTCGAACGTATTTGGAATGTAGGTTTGGGATCTTTAGACTCTCTTCATCAAGAGCAACATCGTCAATTTTGCTGTCTTCGCTCCACATCTGGTAGATGGCTTCAACTTCAGTCATTTCAATAAGATGGTTCATAGTTAAATAAAATCTCCACGGTTATTCAAGATGTGACAACCAGATACAGTTCTGGCATTACCCTATATTATAGCTCCCCAGAGGGTTTTGTCAAGCCCTAAGAGGAAACTTTTTCGTAAGAATACGAAAGATACCTAAAACTTGCCGTTGCTTTAATACCATCAACATCAGCAGAGGAAGAATCGAAGGAAACTTCACCAAGGCTGGTTGGAAAAAGGTCTTTAAATAAGATCCTATAATTAGGTTGCATATTAGAGTTCAATATACTGAGTGTGGCATCTGAATGTATTTGATTTGCTTTTTGGCTCTTATATTCATTATAATCATTTGGAAACCCAATACCCGTAATCCAATCAAAAAGTTCTCTCCAGTTATTCAAATCCTCATCCACAATGAAGGTAATTTCCAGTGGATCAAATGTGACATCGTTGCCGGGAAGCTGGGTTGGTTGTAGTGGTGTTGGGAAGTTGATTTCACCTAAAGACAAACCCGGAAGAGCAGCAGAGGTTAGATACCATGATGTATTCGGAAGATACTCGATCATGAACCGAAATCCAACAGGGGAGAGTAAATTGATGTTGCTTGGCTGGTTGAAAACTTTTTCTGGCATGACATACCTCCTCATCTATTTAGGAGATGTACAAAAAGAAATTGGGGAGCATCCCGAAGGACACTCCCCAATAATCTTACGGTTCAGTTACGTTAAGTATTAAATACCGAAGAGGTTGTTGATCACAACACCTCGGTAATACTTGTTGCTCTTATCCTGATCTCGCCCAGCCACACCCTGATCTGTAGCGAAGGGATTCACGCCAACGCCATAGCGAGTCTTGAATCCAATCTTGGGCTGGAAGGTGTTCTCACCAACCGCACGAACCATCTGGAGAGGAACGTATGGGCAGTAGAACATACCAGCATCAAACGGGCTAGTACCCTTATAACCAACAACGAGGAAGTCTGCATCCTCATGGGTATAGGGGTCAATGTAGACCTTGATGCCAGCACCCATTGTACCAGCGAATGTCGAACCCGTGTCGTCTACTGTGAGAGCGGCAGTCGGGTCAAGGACACCAGCGGTAGCAAAGGCAGAAGCAACATCCGAAGAGCAGATAATGAAGTTACCCTTTCCTCGACGAGTCTGCTTGGCAATCGTATTCGCCTCTGTCTCCACCTTGAAGACGAGGGACTTGAATCGCTCAACCATCCAGCGACCATCAAGCTGACCACCAAGAGGGGTGCCACCAGCATTCGCATGAGCGCCACGCGCATCAACAACACCAGAGAATGTCGAAGTTGCATAGACCGAACGAACGATGTCTCGGTTGATTTCAGCATTGATCTCAGTCGTAAGGATGTTGGCAAGCTCCGTCTCAGCATCAAGACCATGAATAGCCTTGAGATCCTGAGCAAGCTCGACCGAGTATTCAGCCTTGAGCGCGCGAGTACGAGCCGTGACCGAAGTCTTGTCGATACTGAATGTCATGCTTGGGATTGGATTTCCGGCAGCATCACCAAATGCTTCAGCAGTTGCCGTAAGCGCACCCCTTGTTCCAGCCAGAATATCCTTGTTTGAGGAGATAGCTCGGAGGAATGTGTTGGGACCATTTGCATCAGATGTAGAACCAATAGTTCCAGCACCAGCAGAAAATCCAGTATTTGCTTCACTAATGAAAGCGTTAGCACCATTGGTATTATTATTAATATCCGTACCATACTGTGGTCGCAGAGCAAAAATAAGACCAGTCGGACCAGACATGGGCTGAACACCCATGATGTCAAACGCGATCAGGTTCGGCGCAGTGCGTCGAACCAAACTGATAAGAACAGGATCAAAAGCAGACATGCTTCCAGTTCCCGATTCTGGAGCCGCCTCACCAAGAAGTGATGCCGATCCTGTACCCTGCATTGATGCCTGCTCACGGAGAGAAGTCTCCTGAGCCTCAAGCATATGAGCCGTAACAACCTTGCGATAATGCTCTTTGATTGGCGGAAGATCCGCGTGATCAATGACTGGTTGCCACTTGTTGATTAGTTCTTCGTTCAACATTTGTGTTCTCCTTAAAAGTGTTTTGTCAAATTACTTAATTTGACAGATCCTAACTCTTATTTGTGTTATTAGTTCTCGACAATTGTTCGATTTAATGTGTCAACATAAGCAGACATCTGTCGTGAAGTTGGTGCAGCCTCTTCCTGAAGACTTTCTTCAAGAATCTCAGCAGCCTCATCAATTACAACAGATTTGCTCGCAGTGCGTCCAGAAAAATAACTTTCCTTGACAACGTTCAAAGCATCCTTATACTGATCAGAATCTTCAAAGATGATTCCTTCAGAAAGTCCCTTCAGCTTCTCAGCTTCCATGACCGTCAATCCTTCAGAAACCTCAATGACAGCATCTTCCTTTTCGTACTGTTGAACTGTAGAAGAAAGCTCGATGTTAGTTTCAATGGATTCGTTCAACTTGCTTTCAAGTTCATCAACACGATCAGCAAGGGAATCAACAACATCGACCTTTTCCTCTGGAATGTCAACATAATGATCCTCAAAGAGCTGCTTGAGTCCACCAATGAAATCCTCTGTGATCTCTGTCTTGATGCCATGCTCAATAGCAAGTTCATTGTCACTGACCCACTGCTCGACAACATAACTCAAGTAGTTATCAACCTTGTCAGTAAGAGTTTCGGTAAGATCTTTTGCCATCTCATCAAGTCTTGCATTGAACGTCTCTTCGACGGTTTCAATCTCAGAATTGATTTTGGAAACAACAGCAGCCTCAAAAACAGTCTTGACCTGAGTCTTAAACTCTTCCGAAAGATCCTCAGAATCCTGACCAAAGATAGCGACAAGATCCTCAGAGATGTCTAGGTCTTCAGCAGTAATTGGATCACGCTGTGTGATAACAGGAGCGACAAGATCATCTTCTTCGTCATCACCAGCAGACTCACCAAGAAGTGTGTCCATCAGTTTGGCGTAAGAACCGGCGAGTTTGCTCGAATCCGTACCCTTGAGAGTCTCAAAGATGTGGCGAATCATTTCCTGCTTTGTCTCAGGAATAAAGGACTCTTCCATATCTTCTTCGTCATCGTCCTCTTCGTCGTCACCCTTTTTGGCTTTCTTCTTGGGCTTCTCGTCGTCATCTTCCATGTCGTCATCTTCCATGACTTCATCATCGGAATCAGAAGAATCGTCATGATCCTTCTTCTTACCATTGCCCTTCTTGGCAGAAGTTTCGGAAAGCTCATCCTCAAGCTCTTGTGCAAGCTCATCGGCGAGTCTTTCGATTTCCTCGTCAAGAATTGTTTCGTCTAAGTTTTCTAGTTCGGTTGCCATTATATCCATCTCCTTGAAAGAATGGAAAAATCTAAAAGTCTATTCTTTGTTATTTATAAATCCTACAATTTTGACAAATACTTAGTGAATAGTCTTAATTTCGTTTCTTCCAGTTGTTTTTGTTTTGTTTTAAGCAGCTCATCCTTTAGCTGCTGTATTTCCTTTTCACGAATAACACCATTATCCCAAACCCATTCTTTCCCTTCCATGATACCTTCAACGAAAGCCTCTGGAGCGGATGGATCAGCCACAATATCTGCGGCAGTTGCTAAATAAAAATCCTTCTGCACTACATTGGTTCCACCAATATTCTTGAGAGAACCCATACCACGAGAAGATACGCCCAACTTTGCACCTTCTTCGATCAAATTCTTCACGATCTTACCATAGGGTGTATCCATGATCTTTGCTTTTCCGATGTAGTTGTTACCATCTTCTTTCAATTCTTTGATCATATGAGACACACGCTCTAAATTCACGATAGGTCCATCTGGATGACCCAGCTCACCAAAAGCCCTATTCTGATCAACATAATCCGCAATATATTTATTCACCTGATTCTTCAAAATTGCCTTGGGATATATTCGTCCATTGCGATTTTTCTGTTCAGCCTGCATAAACACACCTTTGATGTAATGACTCTTTGAACCATTAGCTTCTTCGGTGATGAATTCGACCATATTGTCGTCTATAACTTCTGATATGAGCTTCATGTTAGCCTTCCTGTGGTGGCTCTATGTCATTTAGCCAACGGTTTGAAATTTCCAGTTTTTTAGTCTCTAAAGCGTCTGCTACCTTTGTCATAAGAACATCGTCAATTGCATCCTTGAATGCAGCAGGATCACCCTTATTAGCACTATGAACTGCCTTTTCAATTTTATCTTTCATTATATCACTCCTTGGTGTATTTATTTATGCTATTCAAAATCTTCATCGTTTACAGCAGCAGCTAGAGCTGCATTTGTACGATTTCTCAACAACCGAACCTTCTTTGCTACTGAATAGCTTTCTTCTTGTTCTTCTTCATCGTCATCATCTGGTTCAGGTGGAGAAGGGGGTTTTGGTTCAACCTCATTATCTTCATCAGAGTCTGGAAGATCATCATATTCCCCATCATTCTCCTCTGCTTTAATTTGCTTGTCAATCATACGAATTTCAGCTTCAGTTTGACTCAGAATGTTTTTTCTAACCCACTCTGACGAGTAATACTTGCCAACATACTCTTCCATTGTCTGGGCAATTTCCATTCGCTCACGCATAATTTCAATATTCTTGAGTTCTGCAAAGTGTGAATCTTGCTGGAATGAGTATTCAATATAAGGAAGCATTTGTTCCCAATCGGATTTGGAAAGAATGCCTTTAAGTTGAAGCTGTTTTCCAAGAATGTCATCGAATAGCGTAGTAAAGCGACTGCGTAGTCGATTAACAAATTTACCAAACTTGACTTCATCACGACTAATCTCTGTTGCTCGTCCCAAGCTGAAAGAACCTTCTGGTTCAAGTCTTGATACTGGAACACCCAAAGCCTTGTAAAGTTTCTTCTTGAAGTAGATGATGTCTTCAATTTCACCTAAGTTAGTTCCACCGGGAAGAGTGGTGATTTCTGTTCCTCTTCCACCCTCTCTTCTTGGAAGCCAAAAGTCTTCTAACATTGACATGTGTCTACGATCATCACGAACTTCTCCAGTTTCGGTGTCGTATACAGTTTTGTTTTTGAACTTGGACATAATACCAGCTAGGTATTGTTCTGCCTTAACCTTGGGAAGATTTCCAACATCCACATAAAAAACTCTTCTCTCTGGAGCGCGAGAAATTCGATAGATGACGGTTGCATCTTCAAGCATCTTGAGTTGATTCATTGGTTTGATTGCTTTATGCAAGTACCCAAGAATCATCTTTTTTGATGGGTCAAGCAATCCAGAATGAATGTGTGCAATAGCATCAGAAGCAATTTTGATTCCCGAATCTGATTTTGGACTCCCAAAACCAGCACCTCTTGTCGCTAATGCTCCGGGGAAATAGATGTAGAAATCATTTGTGGGTGGTACAGTTGCAAGCCCACTTTCTTTTTGAGGAACTTCAGTTCTTTTGCCTTGCTTCTCACGAACTTTTTTAATCTGTCTTGGGTCAAGAGCCCGAAGCTCTTGAATACCATCACTAGGATTTTCCTTGTCAATCATAATGTGGTAAAACAATCTACCATCAACATACCATCGCCTAAAAATGTCATAGGAATGGTCGTAAAATGAAAGAAGTCTCAACACCTCTTCAAACTCATCAGTGATCTTGTTTTTGATGCTCTTTGGCACAGCAAGGTTTGACAAAGAAATGGCAACAGGAGATTTTCCATGTTCTGTAATGACCGATTCATTGATGATGTCATCAACTGCAAGTTCAACTTCTGGGTTCAATGACATTTCACGATATCGAGTAATTAACTCAACTTCGTCTTTAACTGTTCCCTCAAGATCAAGATAGGTTCCATATACACCCGCTGATGCAGGCTCCAATACATCTAAAGCTGCATCTTCGTTTTCAGGTAAAGAGAATGCCTGAAGATTTTCCTTTGGAATCTCCTCATCATCCTTACCTATAGTGAAACCTAAAAACGTTCTCTTTGCCATAATTTATAACCTCTCTATTGAAGACGGTAATATATAGGTCTTCAACCCGATAGGTTATTCTGCTCCAGTCTGGACCTGAGCATCGTCGATTGTCCAATAATCAAGTTGCCATGTTACTTCAAACTCTTCAATGGTGTCATTACTGTCCCAAGCAAGCTCAATCTGACCAAGTGACGAAGGCCAGCAATTGACAATTTTCACTTCCTTGGCAAGAGAACCATCTTTCTTGAATTGTCTCACTGTAGCATCAGCTTGATAATCCGTATTGGGTACGGATTGAATGTTGGAAGAATGACCATTAATCAGATTCATCCAATTGACCATCCCTGAGTGAACAGAGAAATCTTCATCGTTGATGACGGTTGTTGACCATTCAGCAAATGTTCTGTTGCCAGCCAGCTTAATGTTTCGACCGAAGTATGGAACCTCTACAGCCGCAATCTCACCACCGGGAAGGTTTGAAGCCTTACACATGAAGGTCATTTTCTGACTAACTTCTCTGGAAATCGCATCTGGAAAAGGGATCGTCACCTCAAAGAGATTCGGTCTTGCACCTTGACCAACAAGTTGCGCTCTAAAATCGTTAACGTTGAAAGGCATTAATTATCTCCTTTGGGTTTCTTTAAAACTTTCCTGCGATCTCTGTGAAGTCAACACCAGTTGAAACAGCCACAAAATTCAGTTGAATGAAGTTGATTGATCGTGTAGGCTTCAAATAAATGTCACCAACAAACTCATTACGATCAATCACACTGCCTGTGTTGTTCGATTCATCACAAACAACTTTGAAGTCTGTGAGTCCTCTTCTACCCTTAACATCACGAAGGAAAGGTTCGACCATGTTCCTAAACTGAGCCCTTGTGAACTCATCATTGAACTCAAACAGTTGGAATTTAGCCGCTGTTGAGATCGCTTTCTCTAGGACAATAAAGAGTCTTCGGACATTGATTCGATCAAAAGCACTAGGCTTAGTCTGAAGTGTCTTGTCGCCGAAAAGAATTGTTCCCTGACCCGGAAAGGACACAACAGGATTGATCTGCTTTCGATAGAGATCATCACGTTCAGCCTTAGATGGATTCCATGCTAGGCGAACGACGTTATTGATTTGACCTCGATCATATCCAGCAGGACTAAACCATGCATCTCTTAACTGATCAGTTCTCGCACAAAGACCAGCAGTATCACCATTGAGAGGCACATACCTTGATGTATCATTGTACTTGTCAAACATCAACTTCCAACCACTATCCATCACTGCATAACTGGTATTGAAGTTTCCGTATGCTTCAGTTCTATTGGCAACAACATTCGTCAGATTTGTAGAAGATGCTGCCGCATTTACAGACTTAAACTCTGGCGAGAAGAATGTCACAGAATCTTTTCTGCTTGTTCTCGAAACATTGACTGCCTTGGCAATCGTAGTTGCGCCTGTTCCCAACGAACCATCCCTTACACCACCAGAACCAGCAATGACAAGTCCAACATCAACACTATCCTTATCTGTAAACAGATCATAACCGCTTACATAATTACCCTGTGATGGAGCAGCTCCAGAAGACCCACCACTAAGAGCCATAGATTTCTGACCGGCTACAGTATTTGCAAATATCTGACCAGAACCGTCATTTCCGTATGTAGTTGCTGTTTCTCCTGTTGGACTTCCAACACGAATCCACTGAGATTGTCGGTTGATGACATCTTTAAAGTAGATGTTATTACCTTGATCGTTGGTCGCATCCTTAGCCTTTGAAAGAGCAGGGAAAATTTCTAGATATGTGTTAACTGTTCCAGAGATATATCCCTTGTTGTCAATGACTGCAATGTGAACCTCATCAAGAGAACCGCCATCAGCAGCAACTCCAGCAGATGTTCCGGGGGGAGCATCAAAATAGACGTTCGACGCCCAGTTTACAAAGCCGCCACGGCGATTAGAGCCAGCATGATCACAAAGTTCAACAACTAGATCATTCCCGAGTTCTCCGGGGAATCGAGCATAGAATGTGTTGGCAAAAGAAGCACCTTCTCCATGAAAACTATCAAAATGAATGTCATTTTTAATAAGTTTGCCGGGATCACTAGCAACTCCCGAGGGAGCCCCACCAGACTGAGCGTTTCTTGCTCCAGTTCCGACTGTTTCATCAACAACACGAACTGTCTGCAATGCATTAGTGTACGAAAGAAAGCTCGCAGCAGTAAAAAAGTCTACTGCGGTATTAGCATCTGGCTTGAAAAATGTGTCAACCAGTTGATTTTCCGAACCAATTAATGTGCGTTCGCCAACTGGACCCCACTGAAAACGCCCAACAAAAGCGCCTGTACTCGTGGATACTCCGGGGATAACGGTGGATAAATCGACTTCCGAAACGTTAACACCGGGGGAAATTTGAAATGGCATGATGATGTTCTCCCTTAACTTAATTTGATCATATGGTAGACCAGCAAACCATAGAGTTCATTCTCGTATATTTATACTAACCGGAATTTTAAGGAAGATCGACAATATTCCACACGGTTCCGTCATCTTCTACAAAAGACTCGTTGTCTTGAGCATCATTTATGAAACCAAAAGGCAGAACCTCTTCCTCTAATGCTTGCATTTTCTCTTCAAGCAGCCTTCGCCTAAGATCCAAATCGGTGATGTCTTTAAAGTGTGGTTGTGATGTCAACCATGCAAACAATAGCATGGACATAACAAGATCGTCATGACAACCAACATCTGCTTCATATGAATGGGCTTTAGATACGAAAGAGCTTAATTCTCTAATTGTTTCAAAATCATTGGTAATTAATTTTTGACTTTCAATTAAGTCTTTTAGCATAGAGCAACCAACTTGTTTAACTTTTTTAGACATGGTAATACCCAGTTGAGTTGAACCTTTGCCGAATCCACCATCAAACACTTGCCCCGCTCTACCTTTTGATGTAATTAAAACTAAATTGTCATACTCCATATCATTATGCAACACATCAGCGACTTGTTGACCGATACCATTAGTTTCAACTAATACATATGCGTCATTATATTTTTGACCACAGGACGCAACAACACTTGGATATAACAAAGGTGATATTGAAGAATTTCTATATTTGGCAACTTGCCTATATGGAAACTCTGTAGCGTCGAAAACAGAGAATGCGGAGTAATCTAAATTTTCCCCACGAGAAACATCAACACCAATAGCGTAAACACGACCCTCTTTTGGATGCTCATAAACATCAATACCACCCTTTTGTTCAATGGGTGCTTTGAATACTAAGTTTTTTAAACTACTAGCATTGACAAGCGTGTTAGTTCCACCAACAAACTCACCCTCAAACTCCTGAGCCCACCGTTCCTTGCCAATATTTCTTATCGTCTCATCTTTCCAAGCATCATCTCTGCCCGGAACATCTCTCCAAGCCACTTCGACAGGAGCATAATTATTTTTATTTTCTTTTGCATCCTCCCACATTTTATAAAAATGATTCAAACCGTTTGGTGTAGATACAACAACAATCTTGGTAGACTTTCCCGAAGAGATTGTAGGATATACAGATGCCATGAACTCATCGGCAATGTTAGGTGGAACGAATGCAAACTCGTCCAGTAGGATCATGTTATATGAACCACCACGAATGGCAGAACTGGATGTGGATGATGCGATGATCTTTGAACCGTTCTCTAGTTCAATGTTACCTTTGTTCCAGATCAGCACACCCTGCTGCAAAAACTTAGGGAGATTCTCGTATGCCAGTTGCAGACGACTCAAAATGTCACGGGCAAGTGAACCTTTATTGGCAAGGATAGCAATATTAACGTCTTCATTAAAAAGAACGTACCACAAGAAGTATGAAACAACGGTCGTAGACTTGCCGACCTGTCGGGGAGTACAAAAAATTGAAAATCGGTTATCGTGAATTGTGTTAACCATTTTCTGCTGAAAATCATAAAGGTCAAATGGGATAATGCCAAGATCAACATGAACAATTTTAATATAATTTTCAATAAAATACACATGATCATTAGAGCATTTTAAATACTCGTCCAACTCTTCTTGTGTAAAATTATGTGCGACACCAGCAGACTTTAATAGTGGATTGCCGTGATATGAGGTTAATTCTTCACTCATCTTTTTCGGTTATATCCTTAATTTTTTGGCTAACATGACCTTGACCACGCAAAAACTTCTGAAGCTCTGCGGTTGATCCCATGAAGATAGCGTTCTGAGTTACCTTCTTAGTGGAATCTTCATCCTTGATCTTTTTCATATCTTTCTGAAGATCAATCAAATCTTTGTTTGTTTCAGCAAGCTGACGCATAATCTGACCCACTACTTCATATGCTCTTGGATGATCAGATCCCTCTGCCAACTCAACAATACCCTGAAGAGCAACACTTCCTGTTTCAATTATGTCTTGAAGATTATTGCGAACGTACTCGTAGTCCTCGTCTTGGTGTTCGTGTCTTGGCTTAACAGGTTCAATTTCAGAAGAGTCACTTTTGTCGTTAATAATCAAATCAATGTCTTTCTCATTATTCATGTAAAGCTATATCCATTACTAGAGTGGAAATCATATATGTCAATCGCAATTCCGTAATCACTATTAGACGAGATAAGACCAGAATCAATACTGATCGTGGAGTTGGTTGTAGGATCACCGTTAGCAAAGAGTCCCGGTGTGATTCTCATTTGCTCAAAGTTATTTGCAACAGCAGTATTCATTGTGGGATGAAGATTGAGGAAGATCGTCTTGATGATTCCTCCACCATTAGAAACAGGACCAAACAAATTAGTTTTCATCGTGAAATCTAGAGTCCAGTTGATGAATCTTTTGCTTGCAAAATCACCTTCGTAATTGTCTTCCATAGTGACAGCATTTAGCACAATGGGGAGGTCCACATTCAAGTTCAAATCAGTGTGACCACCTAAGCTGAGTGTAAACTCTGGAGTAAAATAGGGGAGGATCTGTTCTATGATGTGGGTTCCGTCTTCAATGTTGCTGATGTAGATATTTAACTGAAATGATATGTCATATGGAACAGGACTATAGGCAGAGGCAACTTGAACAGAGTTTGCTGTCGAGCGTCTGCCATGATATCTCTGCATGGTATTCAGCTTTCTCTCGGCTGAATATGTCATGGAGGTCATTTCAAAAGACATTCTCGGAAAGGACATAGAGACGGGTCGATCTAAATTCGCATCTTGAGTTAACCGCTCAATATATCGCTGCTTTGGAGCATATGCCAAAGGTACTGCTATGGTATTAGAGTCTTCGCCTGCCGCTCTTGGTCGATTGATTTTAATATTGTTAAAGAGGGTGCCAAAAGCAACTACGCAATCCCTAACAACTCCATGTGAAAACGTCGTACCGAGCATGATTTAGTAACTCCCAAAAGGATTATTCTCGCTGAAGTCCAATATAGAGTCAGCCGCACTTTCAATATCAAAGTTGTCTTCCCTATCATTAGACGTTGTGATGAAATCATTCGCGAACGCTTGTCCTCTAGGTCCAGTGGTTAATGCGATCTGATCAATTTCATCTATGCCTGTATTTATAGACTGTTGATTATACGCGAATAATTCGCATCTGATGTCATAAACAGGCAAAGTCCCAACGGGATAGAACATGCTCTCATGCTCAACAAATTGGATTTGGAATATCTTTTTGTTTAAGGGGAGATACAGTAAATCACCTTCTCTTGGTCTTGTGTATCCAGATTCCAATTGGGTGAATCTTCGTGTTGCCATTGTGAATGTTATTTGATCTTCGATTTGCAAACCAAACTTGGAAAGAAAATCTCCTTGACCCTCAAATCCTTCAACGTTTTTAATGTAAACCTCAATCTCTCGATTGTAACTATAACTCTCGTTAACATCTTCATTTAAAACACTATCTGCGTTGGACGAGGATATTCGAGGAATCCAAACAACATCAATGCCATAAAACTTGATGCTCTCGATAACAAGATCTTGAACAAGATTCTGTTCGGGCGAACTTCCGTAATTATTGATGTATGGATTCGTAGGCATAACTTACGCTACAAAGAAGTCTACAGGGAGTTCATAAGATAGACTCATTTGCTCTTTCATTGTTTGTATCTCTGCCTTTGCGTCTTCAAGTATTGCTCTTCCGTTTAAGGTCACACCACCGGGCAACTGAACACCTTCAAATTTGCTGAGATTTATTCCCCATTGTTCTTTAACAAGAGCAGTGGCATAATCTCTTATGAAGGAGTTGCCCCAAAGTTCTGTTGTGTCTCCAACTTTCTGATACGTTCGGAAAGTGATATACTCACCTTCCTTAATGTCCGCAGACCAATCAAAGTCAATGTAAATTTTGTTAGTTATGCGATTAAATCTAATAGCACTCATCCCACTAATCAGATCATCAACCATGCTAAGATGTGAGAGTCTTTGGTAATAATTAGACATTTCACGAACACCGCGCGTACTGTATGTTGCAATATCATTGAATGCCATTTGATATCGAACCGAGAACATGTTTGTCGATTGACCAGAAGTCTTTAACATGTGGCGAATGCCAATAATGGAATTGTTTAGATTTTCAGGCAGTGTTAAGTATTTGTTCGTCATATCCGTAGACGTGATTGCATGGGCATACATGAGTTCTTCGGTTCCATCAAAATGATACTCTTGCCAAAAACGCAAAGCATCATCAATCCGATCTTCCATCTGTTCTTCATCAATGTTAATCTCAATAACAGGATGACCCAATCGCCTCTTCACATAGTCCTTTAATTCTTCTCTTGTAGTAGGTACTGCCATTACTTAGCTACCCCCGCAGTAACAGTAGCAATTCCCTCAATAACTCTTGTTCTATGAGAAGTTGATGAATTTAACACAATAACGTCATAGACATAATTGCCGGGAGTCATTGTATTGGTGTTCGCTGCATTTAGGTGTATATTAATAATTCCTGCACTTGCATCTTGAATCCACACATTAAAAGTGGCAGAAGTATTGGAATGGTAATAACCCCTTTTAATCGCCGCATTTGCAGTATGATTGGTTAAATTCAAAACAGTTGTGGTGGAACCATTTGCATACGCAACAACGTTTGCCACATAATCAGCACCAACATCAACTGTAATATTTTGTGTTCGGCTTGCCATCAGAAAATGTCCTTACTTTTGTAAAACGGCTTTAAGCAAATCTTTGATTTCAGAGAGTTCGTTCTGAATAGTATCAACTTGTCCCTTAATGGTATTTAGTTCCTCTCGATCACTTTTTTGCTCTTGTTGCTTCTTGATCATGATCTTTCTTGCAGCCAAACCACGCGAGTCAATTGAAAGCAATGCTCCTGTTTTTTTGTCTTTGACTAGTTTCGGGTCATCTGTTTTAACTAATTCGTCTACCATATTATGTGAGTGCAATTACTCTAATATCCTTCAACGAAGGAATTTTGACTTTGCTGCTTGAGTAGCCAACGACTTTAATCTGAAACGTGTTGAAGTCTGAGTATGATGAACCTACCGAATCTGTATAAGTAATCTGATCATCACCACCAGTGTCGAATTCAAATTCTCTAAAGTCATTAAACTTATGATCAATAGAAGGATTGGTTTGACGCATTTGCTGGAAGGATTTTTGATCCAAAGATTCGCTGTCAGTTGCAGAAAGGACTCTAAAATAAACATGCAATGACGTGTCTTTTGGCATCTTCGCAGTTATAAAGGATCTTAGATCTGTTGCATCCATTCCAGAAGAAAGGCTGATTTTTTTACTAATGTATCTGAATGTCGCATTGCCACCTGTTTCTCCACCCTCTTCACCCAAAATCCTTATGACAGCACCAGAACCATTAACAGTAGATTCGGTGACAATAGCAGCATCAGAAAATCCAGCACCAGCAGTTACGACTGTCAGCTTAGTAATAACACCACCATCACCAATAGCAGCGACTTTTATACTCGCAGAAGATGCGCGGGTCGCAGAAACACTAAATGTGTCATCGACTTGATATCCAGATCCCCCACCAATAATTTCAATCATCTCTTCAGAAATTCTACCATCATTAATCGAAAAGTCATTGAATAGGCATTGCCAATCTTCAGTATTAATCACAGGAGAAATTGCCGAGGTCGAGCTTGGTCTAGTGAGCTTGGTTGTGATCTTAAAATCTCCCAAGCTCAAATTGGAACGGAGATGCATGGGATTTGGCATTGTTGTGTCACGATTTGCAGAAAAATTATTAATCGGAGCCATAGTAGATGAACCGGAATAAACAGCCTGATATTGACTATATTCAATTGTTGCATTCTTTGGGGAAGGGGTGAACTGACCAGAACCATAATTTGGACTGAAGTACACCGACGAGTAATCTATTGCTGTAGGAAGATTCTGTCCAACTGAAATATCAGCCTGACCCGAGGTAGAAGTGAATTCACATCGGTTAATTCTGAACATCATGTCCGTATTTTCATCTTCTTCCCATGTTTGAGATCCGCTCTGTGACTTAAACAATCGCCCGCCATGATTTCTTCGACCACTAGCAGAAGTTGTAACCATTTGATCACTAACCTTTCCCGCAAGAGATCCGTCAGTAACTAGAGCTTTTGTGACATCATTAACCCAAACTTTGTATGCGCTGTCATTTGCCATTAACACAAACGCATACCTTTTATTTGGTTCGATATAAACAGGAACCGGGAATTGAAATTTGGTGAAAGCAGGATTATCATCAAACGAAGGAAGTATATTAGTTCCATCAGAAATGTTAATATCAAAATTGTCAACTTCGGTTCTAGCCGGAATGCCAAAGGCATCTACGAGATAGTCTCTGCTTGGTGTCCCCGCCCCAGCAGTGCATGGTCGAATTTCCATCGTAACATTACATGGACTGTTTCTATGCGAGCTTCGGCTAGGTTTTGCCGAAAAACAAACATCAATGCTTGAGATGAAAATCCCAAGACTTTGATTTGTTTCGGGAACCAAAAACGTTTGAGCCAAAGGATCAAAGTAACCGCAACGAGATGCGATCAAACTATTAAGTTGTGTCTCATTAACTGAAATTCCTTCTCTTTCATAAATCGAAGCAACATCTTCCTTGGATATAGCAAGTTGAGGATTCAAACTTCTCCCAGCAAACCATCCTGTAGGTAGGTCAGGTGTAGACAAAGTTATTTTTGGAGGCGATATAGAACCTAATAATGGGTCAGCAATTGCTTTCCCCGACCGAATAGATCCGCCCAGATCATCAATTCCAATTGATGTGATGGTTCCAGTATCAGAAACGGTCGCGGTGCCCGTCGCTCCACGAACATCTCCACCAAAAAAGATAACTTCTGGGTAATATCCACCAGCAGCATTAATTGGAACTGGAATGGGTTGTGTTATTGGCGGTAATGGTGTTTGTGGTGGTGTTGGTGTTTGTGGTGGTTTTGGTGTTGGTGTTGGTGTTTGTGGTGGTTTTGGTGTTGATGGAGGTGTTGATGGAGGTGTTGGTGTTGATGGAGGCACTACTACTGGAGGAGTAACGTCAACAGGTGGTGTTGGTGTTGGTGTTGGTGGTTGAGGAAGGGAGGGTGGAGTTCCGCCATGATTATGATCATCGTCACATTGAATATATCCTATAAGTTCTCTGTCACGTTCTCTTGTGTAATAAACCACATGCTGAACATGATTGAGATGGTTCGATGGCGTTGACGATTGTAGAGAGGCGTATCGAGGGTCTGCAAAAACTCCGGTAGATTCTAAATCTCCTGTTCTTGCGCCAATAAAAGCCCTTTGGGCTTGTTCATTTCCTGCTGCCGCGTCAAAGCCCACAAGATCTGTTCCAGCAGATTCTTGAAAAAATGGACCAACTGCTTCTCCTCGAAACCCCCTAGCGAAGTCATAGAACTGTGTTGGCAAAGGAAGTTGGTTTCCTAATACATGGTTGTCGGGGGCTCCATATGCACCAGCCCAATATGTGGGATGATTTTCCTGTAAAAGTTGTCTTGCGATGGGGTCGTTTAAAACTCTTACAATATTAGTCTCAACAAGACGGATATTGCCTCCAACATGACTAGGTTCAAGTCCACCGTACTCATGCCTAACCCACCCTTCGTTCTCAGGAAACGCAATACCGGATACTGCCACGGTTCCGAGCTGCATAGCCTGATTGTAAGTAAAAGGAGATGCATTAAACTTGCCTGTGCGGCTGGCATCGGCGTCACCAAGAACATCAATAAAAGCCAAAACACTCTGTCTTGGAATCGCAGGAGAATATACCGCTCGCTGTCCAGTAGAATCGCAGTCTCCTAATATGGTTCTATCAATAGTTCCAACGTCCGAGAGATCGCCCAATGGAGGAAGCTGATCATTAGTAGGCGGAACAGGATTACCTGTCGATGGAGGCACTGATACTAGACCCGGAGCGATGGGTGGTGGACCTTCGGGTGGTCTGGGTATACCGAATATGCCTGATAGTCCTCGCGTAAAATCAGCATCATCACTATTGGGGTCAACTGGAACAATTGTATTAGTAATCGTGGTTACATTAGCAGGAGGAATATCAAAATAGCCAGAGGTGTTAGGGAGAAATCCAGTTATATTACCTATGGTCACTTGAGTGTAGTTTTGATCAGGTGCGCCCCCGATGAAGACGCCACCCATTTGCCTTCCCCCCGTTGTAGGACTCGTCGTCGTGAAGCCGGCTGGCAATTCTCCTCGCGATAATTGTGCAGCGATATAACTAGGAGTATTGAAGTAAGGATCGGTTGCAGGAAGATAACCCTCGACGTTATCAATCGTAACTGAGCGATATTGAACTGATGACCGGAATGGAGGAACGGTTCGGAACCCTTGTGGAAATGGCATACTAATTTAATCTCCCTGCGGAAAAACATCTATACGATTGATCGTACCATACCGAGCATCACCCGGAGCGTAGGTTGTTGTGGTTCCGCCGTTACCAATAGTTACACCCTGAACAACAGCGGGCTTACCGTCTGAAATGTTACCAGATCCAGTTCTTGCATTAACATAATTATACTCTTCAAGACCTTCTCTTGTGGTTTCGTATGCGCTTGTTGGATCGACAATTTCTCTCAAACTTGACAGATATCCAGACGAATCATATGTCTTAAATCCTCGACAATTATAGTATCCGGCAGCATATGTTGTCGCAAGATAATTTGCACCATCATTTCTATCAGAAATTTCAATCAATTTTCTTCCATACGAAAATGAAGTTTTTGAATTCTTTGGAATATGTAGGATACCAATTTTATCACCATACTTGTTTGTCTTATGGAAATGTTTTCCTATTTCTCTAATTTCAGGATTTCTCCGAACGTTGCTTGCTTCCATTGCGATTGTGTAAATACTAGTGCCATCAACCGCAGTATCAAGAGTTGAATCACTTCTGAATGTAGCAGTTCTAGTCGTCTGATTGTAGTTGTTCACAATCGCTTCTTGACCAGCACCAGCACCATCAACAATTGTGATTTTTGTTACATTAGGAAGATCTCTAAAGATTGAACTGTCATAGTCTGAGGAGGCAACGCCCAAGTGGAACGTTCCAAAGTTGTTCTGGGAATAGCGATGCGCTTCAATAGACAATTGAATTTCTGTTGTCGAACCACCTGTAGCCTGACCAGAATAGTGTCCGTTATACAACCCTGTAACCTCGGTCCCTTCATGTATTCCGCTCGGGTAAGTATATGTTGATTGGGAAATTAATTGACCTACTGCTCCAGAAGACATTCCCTTTATGAATCTTCTTGAATTTCCAAAAAATCCGTAAGCCTTAATATTGGCATCATTCCATAGTGACTTGTCATAATAACCATCAGCAAAGTTAGCAAAATCAATCTTTCCTGTTTGTGGATCAATTTCTGGAACAATATACATTTCTCTAGCATTAGAACGGAATGTAAATCTTCCCCCGTCCACCGTTCTATCCTGCGTTCCTCCGTGCGCGTAGTCACGAATTGTTATAAGAGTCGCATTAGCTGTGAGAGAATTCTCCAGATTATAAACTTGAACTGTTTCATATGTTTGTGTATTTCCAGATTGTTCACAAACAAATGGCAATTGATTATTTTGGCTGTTTGGATGGAGATCTCTTCCGCCTTGCCACATCATTGCTCTATTCGCTGGCATGAAATGGTGTTCAGCATAGACGCCATCAAATTTGAGATCGGCTCTAGATTTTGGCTTGAGTCCACGAGCATCAATAATGATGTCTCGCTCCCTAATCTGAGGAATGATCAATCCAGAACTAATTGCACCAACAGAATCTCTCGTTCCTTCAGAATCTTCAGATCCAGCCTTGACACGATCCAAAGCATCATCAATGTTGAGAGAAGAACCTGTAACAGAAAGAGCAACCTGTCTCGTCAGATCGTCTAAAGATTCTGTTCCCCGCCATGTTTCAGAGGATCGACCAAAGTCAGCATCCGCTCCACCTTGAATCAAAGCCGCAAAATCGGACAGGGCGCTTAGTTTGTTGAAATTGGCACCCACAACAGAGGAGTCTACACGAAGACTGTCAAGAACACCATCGTCTGAACTAATAGAAAATGATACATCTGTTAATTCAAACCAATGATCGGTTTCTGGGAAAATATCAAGTGTTCCAATGTAATTTTTGTTGTCGAATGGATTGAGACTTTCTTGAGATGTAGCACTAGACTGTTGATCATAAGGAACCTCTTCATAATCCAACATACCAATAGTTGGTTTGCCTGCGATTTTACCATAAAATCGCATGTTGCTAATGTTGCTCGCTCTCCAATCAAGACCATCAAACTCTTCGACAGTCCCATACGATGGCTTGAGTTGGCTATCCCCAATTTGGAAAGTAAACGTGTCTGTTGTTGGGTTGCGAACACCTTCGTTTTGAAGATCAGCGAAACCAAGAGTCTCAAAGTTATCAACAAAGATTCCATTCTGAAATCTAGTATTTCCATCACTGTCGGCAACCAGAGTATCAGCAGTTCTTCTCTCCAGAGCATTTAACGAAACATAATATTCAAGATTTTTAACTCTCTGTGCAAGTCTAGAAAGATCTTTCATTGTTTGACGAACAACAGTTTTATCTTCAAGCCTAACATTTACGGTATCGAAAGTATATGCCGGAACATGGACATTAAACAATGCCATCTGATTATCAGACAATCTTTCAACATTCGGCAAAGGTCTAGCTGATGGTGTTCCTGTACTAACAAAATATTCACCATTAGTGTCAACGGCTATCGTATCTACTCTCGGGAGATAGTATTCAATCTTGTGGGATGTCTGAATACTTGCCATATCACTTGATCTACCAAAAGCAATTCCATTTGCTGTGGGTATAGGCGCGAAGTAGCCATCGAGTCTTGGGCTTGCATTTGATCTATATGATCTAAAGTCTGCAAAATTTACTAATGGAAACTGGACACCTCTAGCGTTGGTATATTTTGGAATGTCCTCGAATGGCAAATCTGCTTCAACCACACTAGAAATTTTTCCAACTTTGCTTACAGCAGAAGAACCAGTATTTTCGATATCTGTTCCTACTCCAAACTTACCTATTGTCCCGACTAACGAAACCTTAGCCAGTCCACTTGTATTGGCAACATCAGAAATATATCCAGACGCGATAGTTGAATTGCCATTATCATCAACAGTAACAGTAGTTGCTGCAACAAAATCCCCCACTTCAAAATTAATCGTAGCGGGTGAAGAAAGAGTCAGATCGGTTGTTGTTTGATAAGAGTCGGCAGCAAAGAAACTCGCATCAGTGGAAATAGGTCGCGAAGCTGCATCAGGTGCCGCCGCAGTCTTTCGGAAGAAGTCAACAAAAATCATAAGATTCGCTGTTGGCGTCTTAAATGCAGAACCCCTTAGAAGAAGTTTAGCATGACCATAATTGGAATCGGATTGACCTGTATCTAAGGTATAACAATTAGTCACATCGGTCAGACCAGATTGAGAGATCTTGTCTGTGCTTACTGGAGTATATCCCTCAAGCACTTTATGAACCTTGAATACATCAGGAATATTAAGTTCAACCTTAGTGGGCATTGATGCATATAAAGTATTGGCAACAAAAATGTGACCATTGCCTAATTGTGTTGCATCATCAACCCCTGCACCACCAAGTTCAACATGAGTCAGATTTGCCTTAACCAATGTTTTGTATGCAGGCTTAACCTCAAGAGCCTTATAAGGATACAACAATTCATATGTATTACCATTGGTAAATGAGCGAATATCAGTTGAGAATCCTCCAGCTAACGTGACCCTTATCTGTGGAGTTGAGCCCGGAACCATCTCAACCTTTTGAATGCCATCGACTTTGCCAATAGCCTCAATTCTACTAATAATTTGACCTGTGTTGTCGTATTCGACTAATATAATATTGTCACGAAGTTCTGTCTGAGAACCAGAAGAAATTAGATCTGATGCCGATCCCGAATATAATCCGTCAACAGTCAGATTATACGGATAAGGAATAGCATGAGATTTGGTGGCGTCAGTTATTCCCGAGTTAAAGAATTCACTGTGGGGAAGATTAAATAGTAATGTTGTGCCTGTTGAACCACAGAGAGTTCTTGAATGACCAGTGAAAAATACTTCTGTATTTGACGTAAAGCCTGTGTCCAAGGCACCATGAGCAGCAACCCTTCTTGGAACAACTGATTCATTTTCTGGTTTCAACAACATTAAGAAGTTTTCATCAACACCATTTGGATTAAATTTTATATGCCTTGAAAGAGGACGGACACCTACATCCGATCTTACAATTCCATCAGAAAGAGTTGACCCTGTTAATTGAGGATTATCAGTGTAAAGACCTGCGGCAATTTGAAATGCCGGATGAATAGGAGCATCTGTTACATTGTCAAAGAATGGAACCCCTTTAGTGTCTTTGTTTAAAGTTGACCCAATAGAAAAAACATCCTTCGGAGACATGGTAACTCTGTAAGACTGTCCCTTAGTGATTTGACTGGAAATATCCGTATTCAGAAGTGCAGTCGCTCTTCTTGATGCTTCGGGAGTTGTTGGTCCAAAATCCTCTGAAGTTGTAAGGAAGGCGTTTTGTAAAAGACCAGTTCCGTGGAATGCCTTAATGGCATGAGTTTCAATAACACTACCACTCTCACTCAAAATTTGAATTTGACCGCCAACAAATCCACCATTTAGAGATGGTGATTTATTGATATCAAGGTTGACTGACCTAGTATACGAAAGATTCGCTGTTGTGCGGTTAACATTGAACGGACCTTCAACCGTCTCTCCTGCTACGATGAGGTTAGTGCCCACCCCACTATTTTCAACAATCATCATTGTAGAATTACTTGACATCAGTGTTTGATCTCGGTTCCAAGTACTATTTGCGCTAGCTAGCTTGACTCGATCATGCAGGTGTCTTGGAGAACCCGAATGAAATGCGTCATCTCTTTCGGTGTCATGTGAAGCAGCATTTCCAATCCACCCAGAGTATGGATCAGTATCAAATTTGATTGCCACTGTATCGTTATTGATTGCAACTGCATTCGCAGCAATCACATAGTTTGCTGTTGTAAATTTGCCAGAATGTTCGGTTGATTTGTAATCACTGAAATAGGCTCTATATGAGACAGGATCAAATGCGCTCTGTAGATAGGGATACTCTGGAATATCATTATCAAGAACAAAGTGTGATATTTTCGCAGTACCAATCTCAAATGCTGTGTAGGCATTTTGGGTTTTAACGTTTCCACCAAAGGGATTCGTTACACCACTCATATCTGGAATGTGGTGGGTGAAAAAGGAAACTTCTTGTCCCACAACGCTGTTTGCAATAACGCTGCCATTATCGTCGGCAAGAGTTCCTACATGAAAAATACCATTTGCAGTTTCAAAGTCTGTACGAAATCCTGCATCACCGTAAACCTTTCCTGCGTTGGGAAAATACTGATAATCTTGAACAACAACAAAGTTGTCGCCAAAATTATTATCAAACGATCTAGACAAGGTTCTTGTGCTTCGACCCTTATCTAGTGTGATCGGATTTGATCCTGTCGCATCGTGGCGATAGCCTTTGACGTAAGAAATGCCATCTTTAATTTTAGCTTGAATTGTTGGCTCATACAATGATGTAATATTTTCAACAGTCGCGGTGTATTTCTTTGAAACATAATCACCACTCTCTTCATAGGTTCTCTTTGCGAGCATTTCTTTGACATCGCCATAAACAGTATTTTTTGCTGTCCAAACAAGACGACCGTCTAACACTCTTGCAATTTGAAAAAAGTTGTCGGGCAGGTTTTTTACAGATTCAGAGACAGTCACAAGTGATAACTGATAAGAAAGTCGATCAGCACCGGGAGCCCCACGGTTATTGTTATTCGATGGTTCGTTTAATGTTAAATCTCTTCTTGATGATGTGATAGACTCTCTTACGCTATAACCAATTTTCAAATCTGATGTCGTGGCTTTATCGTTAAGCATAACAGCATTGGGTTCTGCCGTTAAGAACTGTCCTTTATAGTAGTAAAGACCTCTAGCAACAATGACTCTTGAAGCGAATCCCGTAAAAGTAGAGTCTACGACATCAACTGTTGTGAATGTAAGAAGTGGTCTTTCTCCGATTTCAGGATCAAAAAGAACAAGAGGTTCATTTGCTTTGAATCCAATATCTTCACCAAATATATATTTAATATAAACGATATTATCACCTGCCGGTGTCGTTTTTGTTTTTGTAGATTGAACAACAGCCAAAACCTGTGGGTTTGTTGGGTCATCATTTTGACGACGAATCCTCATTCTTCCACGAATTACACCAAAGAGAACCCTACGACCGTAAACATCAAAATCTTTGACTTTTATGAACGGGAGGGTCTTTGATGCTCCATCAAAATCAATTTCACCACCAAGAATCTTTGCACCGTCATCAAATAAATGATCGCCCATTTTGGTAATTTGATTTTGCAAAGTTGACTGGATAACGTTAAGTTCTCTCGCCTGAACTGCTCTTCCGGGCTGGAACAATAGCTTCAGATAATTTTTGTTCTCCAGAAAATCATCATAGTATGGGGATCTGTTTAAATTGATGGGCATTTATGGCTTCCTCTAAATTTCAAACACGAACTTAAAGTTTTCTCTCTGACCGTCTCGTCTAGAGATTTGTGATATGTTTTCATGATAAAGTATTTCTCCAATATATTTAGTCACTCCAGCATAAGAAATTGCTGATACTGGAGAAAAACCTGAACCTTGGGGGTATTCATATTTATACAGACCCGTATGCGATATCTGAAGAAAATCTGATCCAATGTAGATTTGATCACCCTCTGAGAATTCTCCATGAACATCGGTGACTGTAAGGAATTCTGATTTTCCTAGAGCTGTTGTATCAGGAACAGCAACAGTAGACGTATCAGTAATAGCAGTATGTCTTTGCGACTCGCCACCCTTACTGAAGATTCTGGCTGTCCCACCTGTATTTGCATTTGTGATAATTTTTCCTTCGGAGAAATTAGCCATTACGGCTCCCGATCTAATAGAATCTCCGATAAAAAACGTTAATCTTTGATCAAAAGTTTGCCCGACACCATGATTAAAGTCTGGAGTCATTAACAATCCAGCCTGTCGAATCTTTCCACTCGGTCCAATGAAGGAACCCTGTTCCTCATTTTTTCTATTTGCAAAGGTCGTCTCTGAAGACACCACAAAATACTTGGCATCAAGCTCAGAAACAGGGTAATACCCATGACCACCAAACGGTGTTGTGTTGACACTAAGTTTTGCAGAAGTTCCATGAGGAGAAGTAGCATACCGTCCATTTACAAAAGCAGTCAATGACGCATTTGTGTAACCTCGACCAGAGTTAATGGTAATCACTTTTCTAATTCTGCCTGATGTGCTTACATCGCCAATTCCTTTAAATCCTTTTCCGTGACCATTAATAATATCAATCTTAGGTCCAATCATAAACGTGTCGCCATTGGCAATGTTATTGATTGCAGTTTCGAGAACAACGGTATTAGTTCCTGCATCATAATCAGAAATTGTTTTCATCACACCTGTAGAGATACCAGAGGTCATGTAGATTCCACAGTTGTTGTAAAAGTCGTCTGCCGCAGAAAGTCCCGAATCTGCCTGCAATCGAATAACATTACATGCAGAGGTTTCGCTGACAGTTGTAAAGATTGTGGCATTAGTTAAGGCAACACCGACAGTACCATTAGAGAAGTTACTACCCCTGTAATTAATCCCGGTGCCATATGCAACATTTGCTGTTGATGTGACATTTAAAATTGTCCCATCAACAGCAACACTAGCAACCAATGGGTTACTATAAACTGGAATAACATCATCTGTTGCAAATCTTCTAAATGCATCATCCGTAATAGAGTACATGTATTTCCACACATATCCATCAGATGAACGAATGACACCCGTATTTTTGAGAACTGGTTTTTCTAGAGATTGGTGGTCTGCATTATTGTCAAGACACTTATAAACGTCTCGATCATATCGACCAGCAAGAACGTAGTATCCTGTTCCTGTTCCGAGATTTGTATTAGTGACATCGTACTTTTCGTAAACAGTTCCCGATTGCCAATTTATTCGTTTAATTGCTGGAGAAACATCACCACTATTAAGACGAAGAATGCCAGACATGCTGTTCCAGATGCTTCGCTTGTAATCCATTGTATCTTCTGGTGCGGGTGGTTCTGCATCATTTGCCCAAGGACCATCACCTGTGCCGAGATACAAACACAAAGCACTTGTATCGACAGCATTAAGCAATCCGATAAGTGTAAATCGTTTTAGATTTGTTGTGACTATTGTATTCGCAGGCAAAGTTAATCTCCTAGTTATATCTTATTTATATTCATTTTATTAGTAGTTAGAATAATAAGTGTTTGAATCAAATGGATTGTATCCAATCTTGGGCGGATTAAATCGGAATGGATGGTGAACTCCGGCAGAGGAGAACTCTGTAGCAACACCAGCACTAGCACCATCCTTCCAGACTAATCTATCCTGTATTCCATATTTATGAGCCAAATATCCTTCCATTGTCGCAATTTCATTATTACTCATCTTCTTGTTGAAAACTAAGATTTCAGCAATATCTCCATCCCAAATATTTGAGTGATGCAGAAAATCATGATTAACAGCACCCGGATTCGTGTTGTGAATTTGATTATTTGAGGGTGCTGTACCACCAATTGATGTAACATAATTGTTTTGCTCATACCAAACCATTCCATCATTTAATGTGTTGTTTGTGTTGGCATCGAAACCGCCCCATGTAGCCATTTGATTTAGCACAGTTCCGCCCGCACTTCCATACCTTCTTCCATTATAGAAGAATGTGATGATATCAGAGTTTGCCGACTGTGCGCTAGGATACCCCGGAAAATCAAAGGATGAATTTCCAGTATATGGAGAAAGGTAAGTATTTCCTGCAAATTCACTTGTCGTATAAATGTTAAACTGATTTGCAAGTAGACCCTCATAATATCCTGCTTGATAGTATCCATAGTAAATACTGTTTGCTCGGACTAGGGTTTGTAATACACCTTCCCCGTTTACATCATCATTATCTTGTTGTCTTATGCGAAGATCCATACTTCCAGCGGAATGATTTGGGTCAAGGTCAACGAAGGAGCGATTCTCAGAAGAAACTCCAGAATATCCAGAGTTTAATATAGTTGCATCGGATCTCATGATAGGGTGATCGAGCCTCGATTCTCTTCCATAAAAAATGTTATTCATAGGAAGATTGAGCTTTGCCACTGATATCATGGTCCACTGATTTGCCACTGGTCTTGGAAGTATTGGGACAGCGAGCGATCCGCCAATATTGACACCATTCGCATCATACAACATTCGCGATTGCAAAGTGGTTGTTGCCATTGACCTCTTGTATCCAGCACGATCAGCATGAAACATTCCTAATGAATTTGCAGTTCCTCCACCAAGTGTGGAGAAGGCATACACATTGTTGTAATTCTGATTGAACATCATATAATTATTGCCATCGAAGGCGGCGGCACCAGTGGAATATAGATGGTTTCCAACCATATCAGAGTTTGCTGTTGATTTGACCGTGTTTGACCTAAATCTAACTACAGGATAACCATTGATGCCATTGGCAACATATTGTGGGTATAGATAAATTCCATGCGTGTTCGCATAAACGTGATGTTCGTTTGGACTTAAATCATACCAAGAATGAACATTTGCATAAGTAGTCGCATATGGTCTTTTATATGGCGATGGAGTATAAGGTATATTCCCATCTGCGAGCGAAGCAATATTAAAAACACCATGCACCGGAGGATTGTATTCCTCAATCATCCAGCCATCGTAAGAGTAAACATTGTTTCCCGTAGCAAGAGTCAATGGACGATCACTGTGATCTTCAAATCTGGAAATGGCGTCAAATCTTGTAAGCGGGCTTGTAGATAAATCTACGACCGCAGATTTTCTTTCCCAAACATTATTTTGTTCAAAAGCAGGAAACCTCAAAGTTTTTGTTGGGGTAGCCATTGACCCCGAAGTGTTTGCTCCAGTCAGACTAAAGGTGATTCCTGCCGTTGTTCCAGATGCCGGTGTCACATTATTAGTTCTGGCGTAGACACTCACCAGCCATTTTTTGTAGGGCTCAAGAACGACTTGATGTCTTTCCTCTTCTAGATCAACATTTTTGTATCGACCGAGAGAGAAATTTCCGCCACTTGGATGTCCAACAGACCCAGATCCCGAGTTTGCCAATAGTGTTGGATGCCAATAATTACCACCCGAAGTTGAAGCAATACTGTTGTTTGCCTGCGTCCATTCGGTATAGAAATTTCCGCCGGTTGGAGAATCACCTCGCACCAAACGATGAACCAAACCAGCACTAATCTGATTAACCTTATTCGCAGTATCACTACCAGTTTGGGGGGCGGCGATGGCTTGATCTTCATACCTAAAGCTGCGTTCAGATATATAATCCTTTTGGTTTTCGTATTCAGAAATGCCATAAGGCCAGTAATTGATTACTCCACTTTTACCATAAGAATGTTCGACGGGTTCAGGAACAGGCAACTCTGGATGAGATTTTTTTCGATCCAGATTTGCTGGAACAATAGAATCACCCTTCCACCATCCAGCAAGAGAATCTGAGGTGTCGAAATGTGGTGTCCACAAGTTTTCTATATTTGTATTGGAGTATATTGAATTGTTTGCTGGTGATTGGTGAATACTCAACTTTGTGTTCGCCGGAGATCTTGGTGATGTCTTACTTGCGAGCATCTTTAGACCAGCAGGATTAACACTGTCTTTCACAATTGTGTAGTAGTTGGTCGAGTCTTGTTCACTAACAATCTCATAGGAATATTCGTTCAGATTATGACCACGGAGTTTTGCTCCGGGTGTTGACAAAAGACTTCTTTGAGAAACATAACGACCTTCACTGAAATGCATTGGTTCAACAACTTCAACCTTGACTGAATCAATTACTGTTCGCGCCAACGAGTTAACTGAAGGTTTTAGTGTTTGATTAACACGAATGAATGGACTGAAAAATGATGTGAAGTAAGGAAGTCTTGCATTTCCTGCGAGCGCGTGTGAAATTCCTGATGTGGATTTTGTTGGATTGGTAACATTTCCTGTCGTCGGAAATCTTCCCGGCAAATCAAGTCGTCCACCCGAACCATAATTATTTGCTGCGGCTCGATATGGATTTGTTTGTGTAACAATACTTGTTCCCAAACTAGGATCATATGTGTCAATTTCAGACGCTAGTTGCCTTCCACTAAAGTATGCCGAATAAGTGAAGAATGAATCATCCAGCGGAACAGAATTTGCAACCAATGAAATTGCCTTTGTTTCGCCTGTCGAGATGTCCACATAGTTATTACTGATGTCGGTAAAGAACTGCACTCCATTTGAAGCATATGTGATGACTCCAGCAGAAAATAAAGATCCAGAGTTTGCACTCTCCTCATATCCAGACTTTCCATCAAGACCCTTTGCACGAACCGACATCTTGTAGATGTTTCTTTCGTCGAATGGTATTTTTTGATTCCAGACCAAGAATCTTTCTGTTTGATTTTTTTCTCTGTAATATCTATTCTCTTCATGATCATCATTAAATGAGAGTGTGTCGCCAACAACCAGAATCTTTCCTGCTGCGTCAACCGTGTCCGTTCCGGGTCCGCCAATCAGACGCATCTGACCAGCACCATTAGCAGTATACCAAGGACCAATATCTGAAACTGCTACTTCTGGGGTAAACTCGACTCCGGGGTTGTCAAATCTGATCCATGCGATCTGATAAGTGTCTCCTATCGCATTGCGATATTTGGGATTCCGAAGCAGATTATTAGTTCTCCAAGCTCCTCCGATATCATAGCGAATCCTATCAATTATTTGATGAGTTTCTAATTCTGCATGTTTCCACGCTGGACGATCTGCTAAATCATAACGATAAACGTGCCACTTTCCCATTTTCATTCTTGTGGGATCTGTGTTATATCTTTTCATATACACAGATGCTCTTCGACTTCCAAAATTGACCGAGTTATTAGCCCAGAATAATTGAATTTGTGGTGAAGTATCTTCCTCGTCATATACAGCATCCACGGTTTGTCTCATACACAGAGATACAGTGCTATACTCTGTAGAAAACCCTAGACCCCTATCTTCCAGATCAAGACTGTACGAGTATGGGTCAATATAAGTACCAGCACTGCTTTCTCGATCAACCAACTGCTCAAGAACATTTATAGAATCTGCCCCGCCGGTTGAAACTATTTTGTGACTCGAATGTTGCGGAACAAAACCATGTGGTCTGGTATTTCCAACTTTCTGATTGGTAAAATCGAACAACAAACCAACATTAGAACTCGAAAAAGAATTTGCGGATTTAGGAAATAGATGATCTATGCCAACACTTGAAGAACTTTCGGATTGTCGAAGAATATTTCCGGGTTTGATGTTGTATGAAACGTTTGTTCCGAAGTTTCGATCAATATAGTTGTCAAACGGCGAAAACATATTATCACTATCTGGATACGAATAATTATCATTCATAAGATTTGTAGTGGCAAGAGGCAGAACAACAGAATTAAATGTTTTTTCTGAACCACGAGTATAAATTTTTTCGTGAAGCTGGAATTGACCATCCAAAGTGTTTTGATCAAGAACAAGAAATGCCTTCTTTGGCTGGTGTATTCTAAGAAACTCTGGCTCCATCACATGCTCAATGTCTCGCGTAACATTGTTGGCGAGCATTCGTGGAATGTGACTATTCGCATGTCTACCCGGCTTAAAGCTCATCGTCTGATCTGTCGGAATTACATGAACCTCGTTGACCATTGCAGACGCGCCTGATGTAACACCAATGATCTCACGTTCTGCCATATCCTCAAGTCCTTCGATATAAGGAACCATGAGGTAAGACTCTCTTTGATATTCACCACCACTTGCAATAAGAATTTCGTCAATTGGCAATCGAATATCAATCTCTTCATTAAATAATAGTCGAAAAAGATATTTGAAAGAATCTGCCGTACCAACAGACCGATAAAAATCTAGAATGTTCTTCTGGAAGTTTCTTCGATTAGCCGAACTCTTAAATTTTTCAGGGAGAAATTTCCCATATTGTGCATTAAAGGAACGTGTGAAGTTATCAAGATCTGTCGTATCAATATCACCAAGATCAGGAATAATTTTTGTTGCCGAATCTACACCATAGTAGTAGGTGGAAGAATCCGTGGCAGTCGTAATCAAAGAGTTGTTTGCCAAAAACTCATAATATTTCTCTATGAAAGTGACAAAGGTGGGATGTTCTGATTGGATGAACTCTGGAATATGATCCGACACCAATAGAGATGTCTGATGTGAATTTGCAGTTACGACAACGTTTCCCATAATATATTAATAGCTCCCTACTCTTTTACTCTCGATAATATCAGTTTCTTTGATCATTCTAATCACGCTGTTGGTAGTATCAATAGTTGTGATTATGGTTCTAGCTCCAGACAAATCTCTACTCTCTGGATTTGCATATAATCGAAGGGTGGATGCTAATCCTACAGTACCCGTGACAGTCAATTGAAGATCAACAATTCCTTCCGTGTAGCTTATTCTTCCAACAGCCGCTCTTGGAAATTGTGTTGTTCCCCTATTTTTAGAACCAATTCCTCGTCTGATAAATATAGTTCCGTCCAGATCAAACAATTCAACATTTGTAAATCCGGGTATATTAAAAAGATCAGATCTCAAAATACTTTGGTGTCCAGCATGAGGGTGATGAAAGGGATTTGAAAAATCAATTCTGTAGTCGGCAAAAGTTCCGGCTCTAACAGCAAAAGATCTCATCATTGTGACTTCTGTTGTAGAGTTTTTAATTGATATTTCACTATTATCAATTTCTCTCGTCAGTACAGAGTTTCGATAAATTTCGTCAAATTTATTGAGCGTTGTGGAGGAGTAGTTTGCAATTGCATTCTTGACAACAGTTACCACTTGATCTTCGGTTCTGACAGTTTGCCTTGGATCATACGTTACAGAACAATCAAGAAGAACTGTCAAATAATCTGGATCAACAATAACGGGTTGTACCCCGATGACACTTCTTGTCTTAATTAATTCGTTCTGGATTCGATATTTTTCTGCCGCAGACATTCTTAAACCAGAAGTTGGTTTGGCTGCAATGTAAACTCGACCATATTCCGGCGGATCTAGATCTGCTCCAGACCAAACACGAACAGCCTCAATTGAACCATAATCATTCAAAAGCCTCGCGCGATAATCGTCTCCAGTGACAACACGTTTTTGCATCTGAAATTCACGAGGAGCATTTGCTCTAATATTTGCCGCAGTTTCTCTCTCTGATCCGGCAATTGATCGTGGGTAGCCAGACGAAAGTGTTGCTGTTATTCCAGTCACACCATTCACCGAATCAGCAAAGGTAAATATTTTGGCACCATTTCCATCTGAACCTAACATCGAAAGATTATACTGAAGTTCGACCTGATCTCCTGTTTCTGGAGATTTTCCTACGACGCCATCTCCAAAGTATACCTCATATTTTTCTTGACGACCCTCTTGAACAAAATACACCTTTGAAGTAGCGGTGATATCCGTGATGTCAGTTGCCTTTGAATATACCTCACCACCCAAAGCAACAACTAATGTGTCTAGATCAACATCAACAGAAGGAATTAAGAACTTTTCATTCTCGACACCTTCTGCCGTAAAGGTAGAAGATGTGAATAAACCCTCTCTAACTTCAATACCCGCACCTGCATATGTTCCTGAAGAAGGTTCAGTTTCCTCAATAATGTGGGTTTCTGTAGTTAAAAATGTGTACACACCAGAACCAATTGATGTAGTAAATTTAGTATTTTTTGGTAAGCGAATGCTTGAGCCTGTTCCAGTGATTGTTAAGTCTAGATTGACCGTGGAGCCCTTTCTTGATGATGGAGTGTATCCAAGCTGTTTGGCAATTGAAACGATAGAGGAGCGAAGAGTTGCGCTATCAATAAACATTTCACTTGCAAGCATGTTGATGTAAAAGGCATTGTAGTGTGTGTTGTAGGCAAGAACATCAAGAAGAATATTCATACCAGAACCTTCAAAGTCGTAACCAGAAAACTCTGTCTGACCACTAAGATACGATTTAAGCGCGCCCTTAATTTTGTCAAAGTCAAGTTCTGTAATCTTGAGCTTATTTGTTGTTGTAGTATATGCTGATGACATTTATCTATATCTCTCCAAAAAGAAAACAGTTTGCCTTTCGACTTCTTCATTTACAATGAAAAACCTCAAAGAAATATTATAACCATTCTCATCCTCAACTGCTTGAACGTTAATTTCATTCAACTGGACTCTAGGTTCAAAGTTATTTATGACATTTTTTATGTCGGTTTCTAATCTTAATGTTGTTGCTACAGTCATTGGTTCAAATAAATGACGAGTTATATTTGACCCGACTTCAGGATGAAAAGGTTTATCAAAATGGTTCATCAAAAGAAGATTTCTGACTGAACGCACAACAGCATCAGCATCCTTTTTTGTGGAAAGGTTTCCTGTATTTGGATGTGCAGTAAATGCTAAATCCAGATCGTTATATGTCTTTATAATAGGCAATTAAAAATCCTCCAATAGTATTTAGGATCTTTGTCGAAGATCACTGACATTTGGTGAAACATCACTGGAATCGCTCAGAACAAGGGTGCCGCCCGCTGCAAAAGTCATATTCCCACCAGCCGCAAAGGTCACATCACTAGCTGAAACAACCAATTCTTCTCCAGCTCTTAAATTAATACCTCCACCACTACTAACAGTAGCATCTCCACCACTACTAACAGTAGCATCTCCCTCACTACTAACAGTAGCATCTCCACCACTACTAACAGTAGCATCTCCCTCACTACTAACAGTAGCATCTCCACCAATACTAACAGTAGTGTCTCCACCAATACTAACAGTAGTGTCTCCATCACAATTCAAATCAACATTCCCGCCACAATTCAAATCAACATTCCCAACAACATTAACATTACACACACCTTCAATTTTTACGTTCTTATCCCGTATAGTAACAGAAAAATCGTCACCGACAACCTTTGTTACCTTTGATCCATTAGGATGAATCTCATAAAATGTTCCTGTTCTATGTGTCTCTTTAATTCTTTCGGCATTAGGCGTATCGTCAACTTCACGAATATGACCGCTGTCAGATTCTTCAACTGTATTGTATGGATATAGTGCAGCATATGGTGTTTCTGGCTCTACAATTTCATCACCAGTAGTTGTGGTAATTGTCGAACGGTCAAGTCTATGGGTTTGTGTCATCGTCGCTTCCTCAATGCCACGAGCAAGCCTTGGTGTATTTATTTCATTGACCCGAATTTCACCATAATCAGTGATGCTTGTTGGCGCGATAGTCCCATCTAAAGTAACAACTCTAAGTTTTTGTGGTTGGTCTTGAATAGGGGTTCCCGCACCAACTCGATCATCAACTCCACCAACTTCACCAATCCTTTCGACAGGAAATGCTAAATTTATCAAATTTACTGGTTGCTGGGATTCATCAAATCCGTTAGTGTTTCCGGGGTTGGCATATCCAGTGTTGATCGTACCCAACATAACAAGATCTTGACCGAGTTTACCATCTCGATAAAACCCCATGACTCTTGTTCCCGGTTTCAATGCAACCAATTTACCATGAGGATTGTTAAGCGGCAATAATGGATATGCCCAAGGAATGTGTTCAGTCGGAAGTTCGGTTTTCGACAACGTGTTGTGACCTATAACTCGGACTTTACATCTTCCCGCACCAGTAGGATCAAGGTTGTCTTCAACAACACCTTCCCACCAAAAGAAATTTCCAATTTGACCAACTCCAGTTATGTCCATACATTACCTCTTTTCAGGGAGTGGATTTGTGTAAGAATCTTTGACCAATTGAAGAACTGTTGAGTATCCAGCAGACTTTGAAAGAATCTTGTGTTTGATTTTTGATATGAGATATTTTCCAGACAAGATTCCATCAATTCTACCACCCTGATCCTCGTTTTGTTCTTGTATAGCCGGAATCGTGATGTTAACAACTTCACCAACTCTTCTCTGTGAATCTCCGTTAATTAAAATTTCCAATCGAATCGCGTTCATTTGTCTTAGCTGAGAACGCCTTTCCAAATCTGTAAGTTCTCGCTCATCAGCAAGATTTGAAAAAGGGACGCCCAGAATGTCAAAAGAACCAAAATGTTTTGGAATGAATTTGATGAAACTACTATATCTTTCGCTATATCTAGGGTTATTGCTTATTCCTGTAGATCCTTGACCACCCCGTCCCGAATTAAAATTGACATGCTTGTGTAATCTATAAAGTCTATCATAATTGAATTTTTGAGTAGTGATTTTTCTCTTCATCAAATCATTACTAATTAACGTAGAACCATATACACCTTGCTCAATATTCTTTGCGATGTTTGGCATGTTCAAAACCTTATAACCTTTAATTTTCCTTAACGAGATAGCATCTTTTTTATCGCCGGGAAGAGTGTCAAGAGAATACTTCATCACAGGTGTAATTGTATTCGGATCAACTAAACCTTCAATTGAAGAGAACACATAAAGTCCATTAGACCTCTCAAAGAAAACGTAATTTGCACCCTGATATTTCTCTGCCCTTGCAACAGAAGTTAACATGTTAAGAGCTTCCAACGGACTCTTATTGTTAATTATTAAACTGCCCTTGTTTTTGGTAGGTTCAACATAAATCTTTGAGCCGCTAATATCTGAAAGTGGAGCAAAAAGATCTTTTGCAATTAAATCATACCCTGTGTCTTTGTATACTCGATTCAATTTTACTTGATCGGCAACAAGTTTTTCGACAGAACAAAATTTCAAGGCGATGGATCGTTCCTTGTCACTAATCATAGTCACATCAACGTTGTAAACTCTACCAACAAAATCAATCTTCTTCTTTTGGGGAGTTTCAAATACGAGTTCAATGATCTCGTCGCCGACCAATTTCATCTCGTTGAACATATCAACTCGATCCAGAATCACAACTTCACCAGTAATAAACTGTGGATCATTACCCAAAAGACCCATGCTTTCGACATAGGTAATACTATTCCAACCTCTAGAGGTTAGATCAGATAATTGCTTTCCACTTGAACTGATGACATTGAACAATCTTACAAGAACATCGCCACCACCATAATTTGAATCATCAGATGCGTGTTCGGGCATTGTCATTTCTCGGATTAATTAAACTGTCAAATTCAACAATAAACTCTGGAACGAGATTCTTCTTCAATAAAACAATTTTTCGGTTATTTTCATTGATATTTGATTCATTCTGATATGCACTTATTCTCTCAGTAGATTCCGCACTCGTAAACGTCTTGGCGGCATACGAGAATGAAAAATCACTTGAGACTTGAAGCCCTTTCGGTATCAACACTTCCCCTTTTTTATATCCATATCCCGCTACTGGTGCAACCAGCTTCCTAGTTTCATAGTGAGAAGTTTCATTAAATGCATTATTCAGAGTTCCATATTTTTTAGCAATGAATTTTTCAAAAGAATCACCAGAAAGGGGAAATTGCCATTGAGGATCACGAATACTATTCATCAAAAATATTACCCAATGATATTGGGCGTAACCATAATATTTGTACGAAACGATTTCCGCAGTCTCTTTATCTTTGACCTCGTACTCATACGAAACTGTTTGATCTTCTCTCGCTTGTAGGGAGGCTCTTACTCTTTTGAATATGTCTGTGACTACTTTATATTTCCCAGAACCATCAAATGTTTCATATGGTACTGTTGGAAAGTAGCCGAAATAATCATTAGGCATTAATAGCCCCCCATAGAAGGATCTTCAGAGAAACTGTCTTTGGTGAGAAGTTCAGATTCTGTAAAGCTCAATGTTAGATCGGTTTGAAGTGGATATCCATCATAGTGTGTATGATTTGTCCCATCTCCACTATAGTTAACACTAACCTGTGTAAGACCACAAGGTTTAATTTTATGAGTTACAGCAGAGTTCCAATATTCAATTTCAAATAACTGTGGATATGTCCAATATCTAAGACCTTCTGCTCCCGGTAAAGTTCCCGGCGCAGAATAGTATTTAAACATCCTGACAATTTTAACAATTTCTCTTGCTTCTTCTGCATTTTTTGGTGCTAGTTTGAAGTCGAAAGAAAATGTTCTCGGTTGGACTCCCTTGAAAAACAATTCAAAATTAGGATTAAGTGCTTGTCCTGCCTGTTTATTGATAAGATCTCCAATCGCCTCATTTCCCAAAGCTGCGCCTGCTGCTCCGGCGACCCCCTCAACAAGTGCGCTTTTTGCAGCATCCATTGCCTTAGTTTCTGACATCAACTGCTTTACTTTTTCAGTACCACCTTCAGCAAAGTCTTTTACCGCACCACCCATCGTACCCAAATTCGAGCCTTCCCAACTGACCTGATACGTTTCAGAAGCTCCGGGTGGCATGTATAAAATAATGTCTCCGACACTTTCAGTTTTCCCTAAAATTGTGTCTGAAAATTGTTCGGCTTCTTTACCGATGCTACCCAGAAAAGAACCAATCCCATTTAAAGCATCCTCTGCAATTGGAATCTCCCCAACAATAGAATTCTGTAGTTCTGTGAGATTTGTTCGGACTGAACTAAAAATTGAATCTTCGCCTGTATTTGGTGTGAAAAAATCATCTATTGCTCCACCAATGGTGCTATCACCAATACTTTGATTTAAAAGGTTTGTTGCGATAGCTCCAGCCGCCCCACCAAGAAGTCCTCCTCCAGCTAAAGCACCTGTCAATCCACCTAAAATTTCTCCACTAACACTTTCATCTGCTTGTTCAGAACTTTTTTCTGGTGAGCTAGTATTAAGTCTAAAACCTCTCACATCAATAATGTTAAATCGTACAAAATGTCTCTGCCCAAGACCAGTCACATCCAAAGGAAACACTGCTTGTGTTCCAGCAAAAGGGTCGCCTTCTAATGAGGCAAGAGGACCACGAGCAAATCCTTTGGTGATTCCACTTGTTGTGGAGTTGTAAATCTCTGTTATTTTACCGTCAGCCATGCATTTTCCGATCTAAATATAGGAGTATAAACTATATTTATTTAGGTGCGAAATGGCATACAAAGGCAAATGGAAACCAAAAAACTACTCAAAATACTCAGGTAATTCAAAAAATATAACATACAGATCTTTGTGGGAAAGACAAGCCTTTAAATGGTGTGATGAGAATCCAGATATTGTTAAGTGGAGCAGCGAAGAAGTTGTGGTTCCATATAGATCCAAAACTGATGGTAAAGCGCATAAATATTATCCAGATCTAAAAATCACATACTCAAACGGAAAAACTGTCCTCGTAGAAATCAAACCAAAGAAACAAACAAAGCCCCCAAAGGTGAGGTCCAGAAAAACAAGTAGGTATTTGAAAGAGGTTTACACATATGGTGTCAACATATCAAAATGGGAATATGCGAACGAGTATGCAAAAGATAGAGGATGGACGTTTGAGATTTGGACAGAAGAAACCTTAAAATCCAAGGGAATGAAAATTCTAAAGTAGGGATAAATGCCAAATAAAAACTTTAAAACGATTATCGAATCTAAAGTCAAAAGAGGTTCTATACCAGAATCTAACTATGAATCTAGGGAATGGTATAGACGAAAAGCAAAATTGGCAAAAGAGTACAAAGCAAGACCCGCCAAAAAAATTATTCAGATGGGGGCTCAAAACAAAAGACTCAAAACAACTCTCAAACAAAAGCAAATGCTTGGTAAGATGTATATGTTTCAATATGAGGCAAAGCCCATCGAACCATTCTATGATGCATTTCCTGTGGTGTTTCCCTTTGAATTGCGTGAAGATGGATTCCTTGGAATGAATCTTCATTATCTCCCATACAACTATCGAGCCTTTCTGATGGACAATCTATATTCATTAGTTAACAATGAAGAGGCAGATCAAACAACAAGACTTCAACTCGGCAATAATGGTTATAATATATTGAACAAGTCTGCTAAATATAGATACTTTAAACCGTGTATAAAACGATACCTATATGAAAATGTGCGTTCCCGATATATGGAAATACCTGCTGATGAATGGGAAATTGCTTTGTTCTTACCGTTAGAACGGTTTGTTGGAAAAACCAAAAGATCCGTCTGGTCAGAATCAAGGAAGAAGATATAATGCCATTTAACGTCAACGAGTTCAAATCGAGAATTGGTGGAAGACTTGCTTCACCAGCAAATTTTAGAGTTTTGTTTTCTGGTGCAATTTTGACTGGCGGGGCTGATAGAATGCTTGCGCTTCTTTGTAATGCAACACAACTACCGGGACGTTCTTTTTCAACAAATGAATACGCAACACATGGTCCAATCAGAAAATACCCATATCAAAGTGTGTATGACGACGTAACATTTTCATTCTATTGTGAAGAAAGTATGGGTGTGTCTGAACTATTCAATGAATGGCAAAATTATATATCAGACAACAACACAACAAACGACTTCAGCTATTATGAAGACTATGTGAGTGATATGATTATTGAACAATTTGATGCTTCTGGCAATTCAACAAGATCAATTAAATTAATTGACGCATTTCCTATCATGGTGTCACCAATGGATCTAAGTTGGGCTTCTCAGAACGAATTCATGAACTTACAAGTCACTTTTGCATTTAAATATTGGAGAGAAGAGCCCTTACTAATCAAACCTTTTGGAAATTACTTACACGTCAACCCTCTATACCCAAATTTTGACATTTCGGGGGCGCTTTCGCAGTTTGGAGCTGCTGTTTTCTCTAGAGTGGATGGACAATTTTACGATAGAGCGAAGCAGTCTATTCGCTTTGGCAAAAATATAAATAATTCTTTGTCAGAAAGACAAAACCCTGCATGATAATTAGGAGCAACTAAATTATGGCTTTACCCAAACTTGATTTACCTTTATACGAACTTGAACTTCCATCGAATGGGAAAACCGTTTCATATAGACCATTTTTAGTCAAAGAAGAGAAGATTCTTTTGATGGCTATGGAAAGTGAAAGTGAAAAAGAAATGGTTACTGGTGTTCGACAGATCATCAGTAATTGTGTTTCGGGAGAGAATTTTGATGTAGACAAAATTCCACTATTCGACATTGAGTATATTCTACTCCACCTAAGAGGCGTATCAATGGGTGGAACAATTACAATGAAATATAAAAACAAAGCATGTACCAAAAATAAATGCCAACCAATTTCTGTTGAAGTTGATATCTTAGCGTCTAATATTGAAAAAGATCCAGAACACAACGCAAAAATTGAATTAACAGATACCGTTGGTTTGATTTTGGGATATCCCGACATCAGGATGATCAGTCAATTGAATGGCTCGAACGAATCCATTGAAGCATCTATGGATGTCATTGCAAAGTGTATAGATCAGGTTTACGACGAGGAAAATGTTTATAGTAGAACAGACTTCACATTCAAAGAAATCAAAGAGTTTGTTGACAATTTAACAGCACCTCAGTTTGAAAAGGTTCAAGCATTTTTTAACACTACACCAAAGATCTGTCAAGATGTTGAGGTTTCTTGTGATAAATGTGAATTTAAAGAAACGATAAAATTGGAGGGGCTTTCTAGTTTTTTCGATTGATTCTCTCTGACAGATCGTTAGAGGGAATATTCAAAATCAATTTTGGGTTAATGCAACATCACAATTACACTTTGAGTGATATTGAAAATATGATGCCTTGGGAAAGAGATCTGTATGTGACACTTGTTGCTGATCATGTTCAAAAAGAAAATGAAAAGCTAAAAGAGGTAAACAGGTAAAATGGCAAAAGAAGAAGATGTAAAGAGCTTGACTAAAGCTATAACTGCATTAAAACAAACTGCTGCAACCACAGCAACCAATCTTGCTAAATCCGATTTGGCGATATCAGCTATTAATGGAGCCGTTGGAGACATGGCAAATATTCCATTATTCAAAAGTGGTGCGTCGGCTGCAAAGTTTTTGGGTGGCAAGGCATTGTCGGGTGCGGGAGCTTTAGCGGGAAAAATTAAGGGGAGAGGAAAAAGTGGGTCCACTGATGATAAAAACAATGAATCCAAAAGTAAAGACGGTGGAGCCAAAAGAGATC